CACTCATAATCTATCATCCTGTTCGGCTACAGGATACAAGCAGAAGTGGTAGACGTTCAGAGTCGCGCCAGTGTTGGCGTTACGGAAACGCGTAACGATCTTGAAACCAGCATCTTCGAGCGTCTTGCCATGCTTTCTGCGTTGCTCTTGCGTAAGCACACATTCGATCACACGACAGCGAGTGCGGCCTTGCGGAACCTGAGCCATCAGTCGCTCAAGCTGTTCTTTGATGACAGCAACAGGGCCGTAAAAACCCACGATGTGGCGCAAACCACAACAGCCGCCTCCATGCGTGCGTAGATTAAGAGCCATGATTATCTCCTATGTAAATGGCAGACTTTCCCACTCGGTCTGCCAGCGAGTAGGTTACCCCAAGAAGGGGGAGGGAACTTGTTACTTCGTCAGATCATAGAGCTTCGAGAAGTCGACCTTGTCGTCGGCGGCGTTCAGAGCATTGGTCAGCTTTTCCAGCTTCTCGGCGTGCTCCTTGCGGGCCTTGATGCGTTCGCCGGAGAAGGAAGCATCCTTGACCGAGCCGTCATCATTGAACGTCTGAATGTCAGGCTTGGCCAGCTTATAGCCTTCCTTCTCCAGTTCGCTCAGCTTGTCGAGCCCTTTGATAAGTGCAGCGGCGCGCTTGTCTGCTTCACGCTGAGCGAAATGCTCGACGACGAGCGAGCGGGTGCGATCACCGACGTTCGACACAGATTCGACCACGGCTTCGCGAATGGACAGAGACTTGGCTTTGGTTGCAACATTGTCATTCACTTTACTTTCCTTTCACCACTTGTTTGTGTGCACTCACACTAGTCTTCGGATACGTTCCGAGGATACGGATGCGCTTGGCTGTTCCGAGATGATAATAGCTCAGCTTGTTACGCACCGTGTAGATGCGATACAAAGCAAAACCAGTCACCTCTTTGATAAAGATGAGCCAGAGCAATCGGAAAAAGATACGAGAAAACCGCCCAAATCTACCGTAGTAGAGATAGACGGTTCCTTCATCCTGTCCCCAAAGTTCATAGACACATTCTTTGATCACTTCTTTGCCCGCCGACCGCTGATCGCGTTCTTCCGGGCACGGTAGCGCATCTCACGCTTCACCGATGCTTCGAGGGACAGCGGGCTGGGATAGACCGGACGACCGATCTTGCCCTGATCCCGGAACTTGATCTTGAAACGCCGACGAGCGGCCTTGCATTGTGCGATGGTCACAGCTTCACTCCTTCCGCAGTCAGCAGTTCGGGACGGAACAGATAGGCCTTGATGACTTCGGCCATATGCTCACGACCCACGTCATCCAAAGGACGATGAACGACCTGACGCTTGTTACCCGAACCGATGACGATCGACATGGACGAGCGACGACGAAGAGGGATCGGACGACCCGTCGGGTTTTTCTTGTTGATGGCGTTCGTAAACATATGTTAGACCCTCCGTTCAGATTCGAGATTCAAGAGCGGCGCGTTCGATGGCTTTGCGCTCGCAATATTTCTCATGCTCATCGAGCAATTCCTGCTGATCGGCCATCACACCGACGGGCTTACCGTCCACGTGGATGACACGATCTTTCAGCCATTCATTGAACGGCATCACCCGGAACCGGGCGAGAGCCGCCTTGCGACGGCGTTGCTTGCTAGTCTTCATAGTCATAGACTCCAACTATATCCCTACACAATGTAGGTGAGGCTATCCTATACACGCCGGAATCGAACCCGGAAATTACCACGTAATCGGTCAACCCAGACTAATCTCGCGTATAGGGTAGCCACAGCTACGTTGTTAAAGGAAGGGGCGAGCCGATGATAGATTACCTCCACGCCTCAATACGATCACAGGGCATTGGGAAATGATCCTCTTCATTGGCATAGAGAGAACCAGACGACCCCTTGCATCCGTAGCCTACAAGCCTCGGCACGCATGTCTGTTCGTCAAGGTCATCCTCATACCCTGGAGAGGCGTGAGCGTGTCCAGTGGCGCTTAGAACGCAAAATAGAGCCACTATAAGGATGATGAAACCCAATGAGATATGGGCCAGCCTGTTGTCACCCATTTTTCATGGCCTCCTTGAAGAGATATTCGACAAGGACGTAGGCACAATAGACGATCAGAAGGTTACCCATTGTTAGGCATCCCTTGGTTCGGATTGTTGGGCGACACACGATAACGCGTTATGTCGAGATTGGGATTGATGGCGCAAGTCTTGGCGACGAATGATAGATGCTTACGCACACCCTCTTCGGTCGTCACACCTTGACGAATGAGGCTATCTCGCAATGAGAAGCCTTCGCCGGAACGGCCAAACGTAGCACGCCCCAAGCCGCCTATCGCAGCTTTGCTGCTCGTGATAACAGACATGTTTCATACTCCATTGTTGATAAAGCCCTAGCCTATAGACTAGAGCCGTAACAAGAATGGATGGGTGAGCAGTTTTATACTAGCTTGCTCAGGCTAGGTAAGGCCTTGACCTTAGTGTGGTCTTAGGCGGCCTTGACAGCGGGTTCGCCGGCGTCGGCATCAGCCTTCGGCGTATCGTTGGCCGGAGCCGTCGGCGTCACCTTGGCGATCGCCTTGAGCGCCGAGACGCGGGCCTTGACGGTTTCAACATCATCAGCCGCGACGTTGCCGTCCTTGAGTTGCTTTTCGAAACGCTTGACGATACGCTCGATAGCGTCATTGGCATCTTCGAGCGTGAACATGTCGGGTTCATTCTCGACTTCGGGCAAGGCATAGAACGGATTAGCCGTAGCACCGTCGATGTCATACCGCTTGTGCTTCGCCGAGCCGTCCTTGGCAAGATGCGCCTTGATTTCGCCACCCTTGTTCTCGACGATAATGGGCGAATAACGCTCGAACCACGTCATAACCAGACCGCGACGATGACTTTTCGGCATGGCGTCAACCAGACGCGCCGCGCCGGTGCAATCGTTATAGGCGGCGGCATGAGCCATTACCATAAGGCCGGTTTCGTGAATCAACGTATTGAGCGCCGCGCTATTCTTGCGGACGCTGGCAATCTTGGCATTGATCGCCTTGTTCGACGTTTGTTCCGTAACGGGAGCAATCTTACTCATAATTCACATTCCTCTTCATTGGTATACTCACCAATAGTCTAGCCTAATCCAATATTGCTAGACCTAGTGCCAATCCACGATTGAATTGGTAAAAGCGCCCATAGAAATAGGCGCTAATATCATTTCAATGTAGCTTTCCAACCGTCTTTAACGGCATCTTTTACTACTTCTTCATAGTAAGAATACCAAGATGAACGGCCTTCCTTTTCCAATAACCACCTTTTAACAGGTGGTTTCCCTGTTATCATCATGTTTGTCTCCTCTTAACTAAGTTGTGTTGATAGGCGAACCATCAAAGCCGATAGTCGTCTATCAACGCAACTTAGTCTCAACACATCGCGCTGAACCAATTAAGGTATGACGATGCATCGCTATAGTTGCGCTTCGCTTGTTAGGGTTCAGTATCTAGCTATTAGAGTATGATACTTGCACCTTGTGAGATGCCCCATTCATCCGTAGTCCCGTGGATCACGCGAAGCTAAAGCAAGGATACTAAATCTTCTCCAAGCATAGGTATAGCTCCCGTCCCGACGGCGCTTTGCAAGTTGGCATCCCTAAGGATACGCTATTAGCATCACTACCGCCAGCGCGACTAATCACTAGGCGTTTCATCTAGGCACAATCATAGCGCCTCTTACCTAGCTACTGTCCCTAGATTGCTAGTCTAGGTGGCCACTACACCTTGCGGCATAGTTACCTATTCCCAAAACGTCCGCCGGTCACGGACGCCTAGGGCAAAGTTTCCCCATGAGTAGGGGAAAGATGATTAGCTACGGACTACGCGAGTGCGTTGATAGCCACCGCGAAGCGCGCCGCCTTCCACAATTAAGACCGCGCTAGACTTAATGCCAGCGTAGTAATTGCGAGCGATTGGACTATTCAGATTGCTACGGACAATTTCCGCGTTCCGTCTGGAACGTTCCGCAATTGCCAAGCGTTCCAGCTTGTCCAATGCCCGCGCCTTTGCCGCCTTGCGGCGAGCATGACGTGACGTTGCCATATCTATTCCCCTTCAATGGGTTATGCGAGCCAATCGGGCCTAGGGCCGTCTTTACCGCGCTATGGTCGCCGGTGGCCGGTGAATAGCCCTAGAAGAGCAACCGAATGAACCAACGATACATGCACAATCCATAGGGGGAATGATTGGTTCCCATGTTTTTTCAGGGAAGGGGCATTTTTTCTGTAACTGATTGATATTGTGGGGATATTTCTTTGCATTTTCTTGGCAAGGGCAGGGGAAAGATGGGGAATATTGCGGGTGATGATCATGGCAGGGACAATCGGAAACATGCACACCAGGGAAGTCTACGGATTTACTTGACAATGTGTTGTTCCTCATTTGTTCTCATGGGGCTAGGGCATCTAATGCTATTGAGAATCATTATCAGATATGGGGGAGTAAGCTATTGTTATTGCTACTCATTATCATTAGCTTATATATCATGTGCTATTGCAAGTCATTATCATATGGGAGCATGTCTGCTGCTATTGCGAGGCATTATCATTAAAGGCGAGGGGGGGGAGGGTGGATTTTATTGGTGATTAGTGAGTAATTGAGTGGTCTAAGCTATTACATAAAAAAATTGATATCGCATAAAATACTCTATTGACATGGAAGGAGGGCTCCCAAGGTCGCCCCCTACTGTGTCGAAGACGCCCCATCCCTCTTCAAGATAAGTTGCTCTAAGACCCTACCCCTAAGGTCAGTCAGTCATTTCATTCCTTCCTTCCCTATTCCCCATATTCTTGACTATGTCTATTGATATAGGTTTACTCCCTTACCCTCCTTCCCCTTAAGTATATTATACCATATTTTTCTCATTTTGTCAAGTAAAAAATGCACACCTTAAAAATATTTAACGTAAAATGTCCATTCTTGAAAAAAATATAAAAAAAAAGACTTGACAAAATCACGAAAGTGTGGTATAATAGTAGTATAAGATAAGGGGAAGTTTTATTTATTTCCCTCGAATATAAGGATACCTACCGTGGCTTCACAGAAGAATACTCCGGCTCGACAGAGAGCCCAGAAGAAATATAATGCTAAGCCCGAACAGAAGAGGCGTCGGGCACAAAGAAATGCAGCCCGTCGGAAGATGATCGCCGAAGGCAAGGCAAGGAAGGGTGACGGCAAGGATGTCGCCCATAAGGATAACAATACTGCTAATAATAGTTCCAAGAATCTTGCTATGCAAAGTAAGGCGAAGAACCGTTCCTTCAAAAGAGATAAAAACGCAAGGAGAGCATAACCTATGGCACGACCTCTTTCCATTGTACCCAATACAAGAGCAACTGCTCCCGTCCGGGAACACGTGGCTAAGGCGATCGAAAGCGGTAACCCTAAGGCGGTGTTCGATTGCTTGACTGGCAAACAACAGAAGTTTGTCGAAGAATATCTTGTTGACCTCAACGCCTCACAGGCTGTTAAGAGGGCAGGATATAAAACTGATAACCCGGGCAAGGTCGCCCACGACATGATGAAGAACCCCGGTGTGCGGTTCGCTATCGATGGCCTTAAGGCAGAGCGGGCAAAGAACTCAGATGTTACCTCCGACTATGTCTTGAAGGAACTCAACGAGCTTTACAAGGAAGCCCGGAGTGAAAAGCAATACGCTCCTGCCATTCGTAGCCTTGAACTCCTAGGCAAGCATCTCTCGATGTTTGTTGAACGTACTGAGATTTCTGGTCCGGATGGAGAAGCCATCAAATACGAAGAGAAAGTCCAGAATGACATTGCAACTTTCACCAGCTCAATTGCTCGCCTCGCTACCCGAAACGGAGAGAGAGTTGAAGATGAAGGAGCTGACGAACGACGAGAAGGCTAAACTTCGCTGGCATTGGCCCTTCTGGGCTAGACCCAATCAACTTCCCCCTGATCACGATGACTGGAACACTTGGCTAGTTCTTGCTGGCCGAGGTTTCGGTAAGACCAGAATGGGAAGTGAATGGATCAGAACTCTTGCAGAGAAGTATCCCGGCTGTCGTATCGCATTGGTTGCTGAGACGGCTGCTGACGCTCGTGACGTTATGATCAAGGGGGACTCTGGTCTCCTGAACATCGACCCCAACCTCACTGAGGATTGTTGGTCTCCTACGAACAGATGTCTTACTTGGCCGAACGGCACTAAGGCTTGGGCGTACAACGCTACTGAACCTGACCAGCTCCGTGGTCCTCAGCATCACTTTGCTTGGGTGGACGAGTTGGCTAAGTTCAGATACATGCAAGCCACTTGGGACCAGATCATGTTCGGTCTCCGACTCGGTGATCATCCTAAGGTCCTCATCACCACGACCCCTCAGCCGAAGCCTCTAATTAGAGAGCTGGTTGCTAAGGAGGGAAAAGGTGTGTACGTTACCCGTGGATCGACCATGGACAACAAAGACAATCTGGCTGCCTCCGCAGTTCAAGAGATGTACGACCGGTACGCCGGCACTCGTCTCGGTAGACAGGAGCTTGAGGGTGAAATCCTTGGCGATATCCCCGGCGCTCTCTGGAATCATACCATGATCGACGAATGTCGCATCACGGAAGAAGAAGCTCCTGATATGGAGCGGATCATTGTGGCAGTTGACCCTGCTGCTAGCTCACACGAAGGGAGCGACGAGAATGGAATTGTTGGAGTGGGTCTCGCGAGAGACGAAGACGGCTATGCCCGTGGCTACGTTCTTGCAGACCGAAGTCTTCGAGGAACTCCTGAGGAGTGGGCTAGAGCCGCCGTTAAGCTTTATAGAGAGCTCGGAGCCGATCGTATCGTGGCGGAAAAGAACAACGGTGGGGAAATGGTTGCCTCAGTTATCCGTTCTGTCGACCGGTCAGTACCCGTTACCCTTGTACACGCTAGTCGAGGCAAACACGTTCGAGCTGAGCCGATCAGTGCCCTTTATGAGCAACGACGGGTTCATCACGTTGGAAGATACGATAAGCTAGAAGATCAAATGTGTATGTTCTCGATCGATAACGTTCGAGATGAAAACACTGGATCGCCGGACAGAGTTGATGCTCTTGTCTGGGGTTTGTCTCAGCTCTTCGATAGGATTACTGCTCGACGCCGTACTAACCTTTCTCCGACTGGAAATACTACTACTGGCCTTGTAGGCGGTACTAAGTTCGATTTAAATCGTTTCTACGACAACAACCCTAATTCATGGATGGCATAAAGCTTATGGCTGATGAAAATCAAAAAGATGGTCAGACCGTTGATGTTTTGCATTACGATGGTCGAACGCCTGACAATTACATCCCTGAGGGTTACGAGTCTCAGGAAGCATTTCTACAAGAGATGCGAGAAGATTACCAAGCCGATCTGGAATTCGATCGAATCAATAGAGAACAAGCTCTTGACGATAAGAAATTCGCAGTCGGTGAACAGTGGGACCCGCTAGTTCTCGAACAGCGTAAGGGTCTTCCTTGTCTCGTTATCAACAACATTCCTCAGTTTACGGCACAGCTTGTCGGTGACTGGCGGGAAAGCCGCAAGGCTATTAAGGTTGTTCCGAGTAACGACGAAGACAAGGCGGTTGCAGATGTACGCGGTGACCTTATCCGCGCTATTGAAATGCAATCTCGTGCTTCCCGTACCTATGACACAGCTTTCGAAAGTCTTGTCCAGTGCGGTGACGGTGCGTTCCGTATTTGCGTTGAATATGCCAAGAATAGCGTCTTTGATCAAGACATTCGAATTGGTCAGATCGAAGACTGTCTCTCCGTGGTGTGGGACCGTTTCTCGGTTGACCCCACTGGCAGAGACGCTAAGCGCGTGTTTGTCGACGATCGTATGCCCAAGAGAGAATTCAAGAGAAAGTACAAGGATATTGAACCGGACGAGCTTATGTCCGATATCACTCTCCGCGATCTTTCCTCGGAAGGTTGGGTTGATCTTGACTCTTACCGTATCACTGAGTATTGGCGTCTAATCGAACGTCAGCGTATCATGGCCTTGTTTGAAAACGGCAAGGTCTACGAGCTGAAAGAGGACAACCTCGAACAGCTTGTTACGACTAATGGCGCTCCGGTTAAGACTCGCCTTGCTTGGGTGACCTACGCTCAGATGCACCTCACTACTGGCTTCAAGATTCTTGATGGTCCGTATGAATACCAACTGAGTCGTCTCCCCATTATCCGTATGTCGGGTCGTGTGGGGAACATCAATGGTCGTAGAGTAAGATACGGTCTCGTCCGCTTTATGAAGGACGCAGCTCGCCTTAAGAACTTCTGGAGAAGCGTTGCCGCTGAACAGCTTGGTTACGCTCCGAAAGCTAAATGGATTGCTCCTGAGTCGGCTGTTGAGGGACGTGAAGACATGTTCCGACAGGCTCATCTCACTCGTGATCCCCTGCTGATTTATAACGACGGTGCAGAAGCTCCGCCGACTCTTATTCCCCCGCCGCCTGTTGAAGCAAGCCTCCTTAACGAGGCAGCGATTAACGCACAGGACATGAAGGACGTTACCGGTATCCACGATGCTTCGCTGGGTATCCGTTCTAACGAAACTTCTGGACGAGCTATTCAGGCTCGGCAGCGTGAAGGTGACATTGCTTCGCTTACCTTCTACGATAATGCTAACGCGGCTGTCCTTGAGGCAGGTGACGTTATCAATCAGCTAATCCCTCAAATTTATGATGGCACTCGTGTGGTTCGCACGATCGGTGAAGATGAAACCCAAAAGTTCATCACGATCAACGATCCTATGAACCCCGATGCTATCGATATGTCTGTTGGCGATTTTGATGTTGCTCTCACCACTGGTACGTCGTACACGACTCGCCGTGTTGAAGCTGCTCAAGCCATGATGGACGCGATCCAAGTGTTCCCTGCCCTTATGCAAGTTGCTGGTCCGGAAATTATCCGTGCTCAGGATTGGCCGGGTGCGGACAAGATCGCTGAAAAAATGGAAGAAGCTCGCCAGTCGTCTATGGTTGATCCTCAGGAAATGGCCAAGCTGCAAGAACAGGTTCAGAAGCTCACTTTCGAGAACCAGCAGCTCAAGCTTGCTACTAAGGATAAGACGCTTGACCGTGAGGTCGATGTCTACAATGCCGAGACGCAGCGTATTCGTGCGCTCTCTGACCATGAAGTTGATGCCAACGAAATGGAAATGAACGCAATCAAAATGATTATCGACGGATCGAAATCACTCGACGAGATGGACCTTAAGAAGGCCGATCTTGGAGAGAAGAACGATATCGCTCGAAACAAGCCCTCGACTCCTGCCGGTAAAAGCACTTCCTCGCCGGCAGGGTCCAAGTCGCAATAAAGACGAAGTGAACGGTTGAAGGACCGATTAACCTTTACAAATGAGTACACCTGAACAACTCGTAGACGAAACTGTTGATGATACCGATCTGGATGCTTTCAACGATCTTCTCCATGGAAAGACGATCGAAACTCCGAAGAATGACGATTCTGCTGACACGGATCAGGAAGACGATGAAGTCGACGCCCCTAATGAACTAGAGGAAACTCAAGACGACGAGGACGATGCAGACCTCGCTAATGACGATGAAGAGGAAGAAGCTCCTAAGCCGAAGCCTAAGAGTCGTGCAGAAAAGCGCATCGAACAGCTTTTGGAGGCTGAACGGCTGGCTAAAGAAGAAGCCGCTGCCCTTCGGCAAGAACTCGAAAAGCGTAAGGAACAGGAAGCACCAAAGCCTGTCCCTGCTAAGTCAGCTGACGACAAAGCACCACACCCGGATGACAAGAACGAGGACGGTACTGATAAGTATCCTCTCGGGATGTTTGACGAAGCCTATCAGGATGACCGCTTCAATTACATGAAGGAAAAGTTCATCGCTGAGCAGCGCGAAGCCCTTGAGCGGGAAGCGCAGGAAGCTGAGACTCGCCGGGCACAAGAGGAACTAACAACCTCTTGGAATGAAAAGCTTGATCCCGCACGGGAGCGTTACCCCGATTTCAATGAAAAGGGCGAGAATCTTCTCGAAACTTTCGCTGATCTTGATCCAGCTTACGGTGAATATTTGACGGCTACGATTATGAGCATGGACTATGGCCCGGATGTGCTTTACTTCCTCTCTAACAACATCGACGAAGCTGAACGAATTGTTAAGCTCGGTCCGCAAGGCGCTACTATTGCCCTTGGCCGGATTGAAGCTAAGTTTGATCACGCTTCGGATGAAGATGGTGAAAGAGAAACTAAGCCCCGTCCCAAAGTCTCTAAGGCCTCTCCGCCGCCGCCTCGCAATCGAGGATCAAATGCGGCTCTCCCTGAGGTTACAGATGACACGGACGATCTGGACGCCTTCTCCGCTAAACTGTTCAAAAAGCGATGAGAGGGTTTTACTCATAAAAAAAGGATAGTCTAAACTATGGCTACTGTAACTGTTGATCAACAGCGGCTCGTCCTCAATGCGTTTGCTGCGATCTTCCAGAATAACCTCGTCTCTAAGGACCTCGTCACGTGGCGTAAGTTCAACGACGAAATGAATGACCGTAACGGTCTTACTGTTGTCGAGCAGGTCACCCCTGACTACACCACGACTTTCACGACCAATGGCGTCGCTGATCTGTCGGGCGGTGTGCAGAATACGACCTTCGGTTCGGAACAGTACAAGCTTGACCAAACGATCGGTTCGAGCATGGGTTGGGGCGACTTCGTCAAAATCCGTGATATCGGTGCCGCTCGCGAGTCGCAGGCTCTTCGTAAGGCGGCCCTCCGTCTTGCTACCGACATCGATGCTTACATCCTTAAGTTCGCTGCTCTGCAATCGAACAACTGGCTGGGCAACGGTGACTTGGCTGTCTCGTACTTCGATGACATTGCTTCGGGCTATACCCGACTCAAGGAAGAAGGTGTCGATGACGATGGTAACCTCCGTGCAGTTCTGACGTACGGCGACAAGCAGGCTCTGGGTTCGGACGTTGTTGTACCGACGAACGCCGCGCTTGAAGAAATGGCTGTCGGTACGTTCCGTAACGGCTTTGATGGTATGGTTGCCGGTGTCCCGACGCTGTTCACGCAGCAGCTTCCGGAAATGGTGACTGGCTCGCGTACTGATGGTGCTACGAATTACCCGACGGGTGATCCGACCAACACGTACGAAAGCGTCGCTATCTCGGCTGCTCCAGGTCAGTACATGACGGCTACCATTGCAATCGATGGTGTCGGTACTTCGGGTACGGTTAAGGAAGGTGAGACCTTCACGATCGCTGGTGTTTATGCCTACGATAACCGCGCTAAGAAGACGCTGAGCCACCTGCAGGAATTCCGCGTGGTCGGTGGCACGGGTGCTGACGGTATGAATGGTGGTACGTACACGGCTACGGCTGGTGCTATCGCTGCTCTGCGTTACTACCCTGCAATCATCACCTCGGGCCCGTACCGGAATGTCACCAACACCAATGGCGGTGGCGCTACTTGGGACGGCCTCGTGGTCGACTTCAAGGGTGCTGCTTCGACGACCCTCCATCCGCGCTTCCTTGCTAACAAGGACTCGATTATCGTTAACACGGCTGATCTGATCATGCCGGCTACCGGTATCGGTTCGCGCAAGGCGCTGACGAAGGTTCCGCTGAGCGTCCGCATGTGGCAGGACTCGGTCTTCGCTACCGGTGAACACCGTGTTCGCTTTGATGTCGCTATTAAGTGCAACGTCGCGGCTGATGGCCGTCGTCGTCTGGTGCGTATTAACGGCAGCTAATGAAAATCGCGCCGGGGATGCCTCTCGTGGAAGCACACTTCCCCGGCCTTTTTTGTTTTTACTCTAGGAGAATAATGCGAACATGGCTACTGCTAATTTCAACATTCAACCTCAAGACGGTTGGGTAGAAATCACGACTGCTGGTGTCAATTTCATTCGTATTCATCAATACCCCGAAACCCATCCGTTCTATGTGACGACCGGTAGTTTGACTCCGGCGGCCACCGTTCGTGGTTATCGCGTAGATTGTGCAGAGTTTTGGTGTAACGTTCCCGTAGCAGATAAGTTCTACGTGCGAACGACTAATCCGAAGCCTGACCTACCGCTCCGAATTGACGTTTTCTACGTTCTGACCTAATAGGAAAATAAAATGACGCTTGTTTCTCAAATCATCACTGATGCTTTTCGCCAGAGCAACTTGCTTGCTATTGGCACCACGCCTACTGCCGATCAGCAGACGGAAGCGTTGCGGTTCCTTAACCGCCTCGTAAAGTCAGTGTTTGGTAATGAAGCGGGCGATCCCCTTGAGGTATTCCCGGTCGGTCGAAACCATATTGGTAGGCCGTCGGGATACCCTTGGTGGAACACTGTTCCTGACAACGATTGGTACGTTCCTAAAAATACGAGGGTAATGTTTAACCTTGATAGTCCGAACGTTAACCTATACTTGCATCCTGAGCCCGATGACGGCTCTCGGTTTGCTTGTATCGATGCCAGTGGTACTCTTGCTACTTATCCTGTGATCGTGCACGGCAATGGCCGTACGATTGAAGGTGCTCTAACCCTTACCCTTGATCAAGATAATTATGACAAGGAATGGTTCTACAGAGCAGACCTTGGTAACTGGCAGGTGTACGCACCGCTCAATCTTACCGATACTTTCCCTTTCCCCGAAGAATTTGACGATTACTTCATTACTCTACTCGCGATCCGTCTGAACCCTGCTTATGGGCAGATGCTTGACGCACAGAGCAAGTTGATCTTTGATCGCAGTCTTCGACAACTCCGCGCTAGATACACGCAGAACATTCCGACCCGTTCTGAACTCGGTCTCATTCGTATGCCGAAAGTTTCTTGGGATCGCGATATCTGGGGTACTAGCTACCGCTATTACAATCCTAACTCTATGTTTGATAAGGGGTGGCCGTGGTAACTTCTGTTAGTTTCTATCCGAAGGATTACTACCGGGGAGCAACCCAAGCGCAACTGGTTCTAAAGAACAGGTATTTTGAGGAAGACCCTCACCTTTCGAGCGACGGGTCTTCGCTTATTGCTCGTCCCGGTCTAGTGTTCCTTGCCAACGTTGGTGCTGGTCCTATTCGTGGTCTGTATCAGAGTCCGGGTTTCTTTAACGGCGATTTGTTTGTCGCTTCTTACGACAGCCTGTATCGCGTAGACAAAGATTTGAATATCACATTCATTACGAATGGTCTGCGCAATCCTGAACGTGGTGTAGTGAACATGACTTCTACTGCACCTATCGGTGATGTGCCTGCCTACCTGTTCTTCACTGACGGGTCTGTGCTGTACTACTACACTGATAACGGTTCAGCTCAGGGTACTGTCTCTGGTTCGCCTGTCAACAACGATGTCATTCGTATTGGTGACACTTATTACAAGTTCACTAACTCTTCGGTTGACTCGGGCACTCCTGATGGTACGTCTGGCAATCCTTGGCTTGTTGCAGTAGAAATCTCCGACACTCTGTCGTGGACTAACTTTGCTGCCGCTATTATGGCAGATGGCACGGCGGGTACTCAGTACTCGTCAGCTCTTACTGCCAATCCTGATGTCGCTGTTGGTACGAAGAGTGCAACTTCTGTTACTGTAAGAGCCCGTGTTCCGGGTGTTCTTGGTAACGGTATCGTCACTACTGAGACCGGTTCAGGCATTGCTTGGACTAACGGTACTCTAGCAGGTGGCGGCACTACGCAAGTCGGTCAAGTGCAAACGCCTGATGACATTGGCGTATTTGACGTAGCAACTATTAACTCGTTCGTTATTTGCATTCCAACTCAGGAAGCAGACACTAACGGTCGGTTCTATTGGATCGAGCCGGGTGAAATTTTCATCAACCCTTTGAACTTCGCTACTGCTGAACGCAGTCCTGACGGCATCAACGGTGTTGAGGTTGTCGGTGACCAGTTCTGGCTTCCCGGCGCAGGCTCTACAGAGGTGTGGTATGTTTCTAGTGACCCGATTAACCGTATGCAACGCTTGCAAGGCGTCGTCTTTGATAGAGGAACTTGGGAAGGTACTGCTGTTGCTGTTCACGAAACTTTGATTGTTTGCTCAGCCGATGGTGCTGTGTTCGCTATTAGAGGGGGTGCACCGCAACGTGTATCTACTCCCGATATCGAAGAGCAAATCCGTGAAGCGATCGCTTTCCAACTTTCTCAAACCCCGTAAAGGAGGGTGTAACAATGATCCTACATATGGATAATTTTGCCATTTATGGCACGACTACCGCCCTACTTACTCAGGGTGTGTATGTCCAGCAGAATGGTGCTGCTCTCGTGACTGATCCCGAGACGGGCGTCGGCCTTGTCCTCAGGGGAGGCACTATTGACGAAGACGTAGTCCGATTTGCTTTCCCTGCTGGTGCGGTAGCGACTTGTGGTGCTGCTTATCGTGGCTGGTCGCCAGCTCTTCCTGAGAATGATACCGCTCTTAATACAGCAGTTAAGTTTGCAGGGGCAGGCAATCAAAAGCTTCTACAGGTCGGTGTGACTTCGAATGGTCGTATTCGTGCTCGTCTACAAGATGCTACTAACACGACAGTCGATTATAACAGCGCGGCTCCGGTAGTTACCGCTAATGGTTGGTGGCACTATGAAGTGAAGTACACTAAGACTGGAACAAATACGTGTGACTTTGAAGTTCGCGTAGAAGGTCAAACTGTTCTTCAACAGACCGGTGTTTCGTGTCTTGATATTCAGCCTGCTCAGTGCTCCATTGGAACGCGGATCAATGGTGCTCAGCTTCCTAAGGACCCGTACTTCAAAGACTACGTGATTTGGGACGGCACCGGTTCGTACAACAATAACTTCCTCGGCTCGGTTCTTGTGACCAATCTTACGCCGACTTCTGATGTTGCTCTGAACTGGACGCCTTCGACTGGCTCGACTGGTTATGAGATTCTTGACAACATTCCCCCGGATGATGCTCAGTATCTCTCCGCTGGTGCCCCTGCTCCTAGCCCCTATGTGGCAGGGCTTTCCAATCTTCCTGCTAACATTACCAGTGTTCGAGCCTTGCAAACCCGTGTTCGGGCAGCTAAGTCTGATGGCGGTGATGGTAGTTTGCAAGTCTCTGTAATCTCGAATGGCTTTACTTCAAATGGTTCTAACCGTCCGATTACTGTGACGCAGACTTACTGGTCTGATGTGTTTGAGACTGATCCGAATACTGGCAATCCTTGGCTGCCTAGTGCTGTTGACGATGCTCAGCTTCAATTGAATAGAACTGCTTAAAGGAGTTAACGCATGGTGGCGGCTGTAACAGTACAAGCTCCTCAAGCAGAGGCTTTAGTAACTACTTTCTCAACAGCCGGCAATTTGAATGTTCCTCAATCTCAACTATTGGTGACCTATAACGTGCCTGCTGAAAACATGACTGCAACTTATGGTGGCACTGGAGTCGCCTACAATAAAACTGCTGCGGATATTGATGTTGTCCAGGCACAGGTTCTTGCGGTCGTTCGTGGCCGTATTTCTAATCCTAAACTCAGAGCGTGGACTTTCGATCTTGATGGTCACGAGTTCTACGTTCTGAGCCTAGGCAACGGAAAGACCTTGGTCTATGACCTAACTACAAATACTTGGTCTTGGTGGGCTACGTCTACTTTTGATTACTGGCGTGCCAACATCGGAACCAATTGGGTAGAGAATGGTCAGAACGCTTTCCTTAAAGGAAGCAATGTTGTTGTTGGAGACGACTCGGCTAACATCTTGTGGATGCTTAATCCCAAGCAAGGCTATGATGATGTCTCTGATGCCCCTGGTAGAGAAGAAGGTAAGGTGGCTCCGTTTGAACGTATTGCTACTGGACAGGTTTTGACTAGGGGTCGTGAAACGATTCCTTGTTATCAAGTGTACGCTGTCGCTGACGTAGGTAATCCGGGATACACTGGAGCAACTGTTACTCTAAGCTATTCGGACAATCAAGGTCTTGACTTTGTTTCCGCAGGTTCTATCGAGTCTGTTGCTGACAACTACCTTCAAGAGTTTGCTTGGCGATCGCTTGGTCTGGTCCGTGCTCCGGGTCGCATCTTCCGTATTACGGATGACGGCGCTTTCCCGAAACTTAATGAATTGAGCATTGCAGATGTCAATACAGCCTCTTAACGACAGGATGCCGTTGGTTAACCCTGACGGCACTCCTACTCAATTTTTCCTAAGACAGCTTCAAGATCGTGGCGTTACTATTGACGGTAAGATCACGGCAGAGCAAGCTGCTGAAATCGCTCAAGGCCTGATCGATGATTGGGCTGCTGCCCGTGATATCAATACGACTGCTCCAATCCTCGGAGGGGGCAATCTCTCCACTGATCTTACAATCTCCCATGATGTCTCTGGCGTAACTCCGGGCACGTACGGAGATGCAACCAACTCGCCTCAGATTACTGTAGACGATGAGGGGCACGTTACGAACGTGACGAATGTTCCTATCTCAGGAGGTGGTGGTGGAGGCGGTAACTGGTGGTTCAACCCCCCGGCTGCTTCATCTTTCTCGCTTACATCAGGCGATGGTACGAATCCCATCTTGACAGATGATGCTGATGCAGGATTGCTGTTTGACTTCGGAGCTTATACGGCAAGCGATGACAATCGATTTGCTTATCGAACGTTGACAAACTCGGCTCTAGATTGGGAAGTCGTTACAACCTTTAATCCTCTTCTGCTAGACAGTGGTATCGGCTTTGGTGTTGCAATGCACAACAGTGTGAATAACCGCTTCCTTACGTTTCTTGTCCGTGATACTGGCTGGCGTATGTATAACTGGACTACGCTAACATCGTTTAACAGCGCCGCTTCGGCCACCTTCAACCCCGGTGGTATGACATCTAAGTATCCTTTCTGGTTGAAGATGACTCGCGTGTCAAACAATATTTCGTTTCAAGTCAGTGCGGACGGCAAACAGTGGGCTCAGGTGGGATCGACGACTGTTACTGGCTATGTAGGCAACCCTACTCGCGTCGGTCTGGTGGGCAACTATGCTACTACATCTAATCGTGGCTATGCAGCCGTTGAGAATTTCAGCTTGACTGGACCTGCTGTATAATGATTACTAGAAACCATGATGTAGGCTTGCTCATGGAAACGATGGGGCCCTACGAGCACGAGCTTAAAGGGTTCCATCCAGAGCGATGGCTTGCTGATAAAAATAATGTTTGTTTAACAGACGGACACGGCAACTTTACTCTTTTCGAGAGATTTGCCCCAACTGTTGTTTACGGCCACTATTTCTTGAAAGCCAGAGGAAAAGAAGCTCTTGCTCTTTGTAAAGACTTTCTAAAAGAAATATTCGAAGGCCCGTACAACGTAGAAATGATTTCAGGTATTACACCGCACGATAAGCGAGGCGCCTTGTGGATGAACAAGAAACTTGGCTTTAAGTCTAGTGGCATAGTCAACACTGTTGTTGGTCCGTGTGAACTAGTTGTTTTAACAAAGAAAGAATGGGAGAACACTGTAAGTGAGTAAACTATTCGGAGGCAGTAAGCAATCGTCGCAGGCACAGTCCTCGAACCAAGCTTACGGCTACCTCAAAGACACTTTCAGCCCTCTGACTGGTTACGCCGGTACAGGGGCTCAAATGCTTGCAGGCTTGCTTGGCGGTGATCCCTCAGGCTTTAACGCTTATAAGAAAGCGACAGGCTTCGATGCTCTTACGCAAGAAGGCTCTCGCGGTATTACTGGTAATGCTGCTGCTGGCGGCTTGCTTCGCTCAGGCGGTACTGGCAAAGCTATTGCTAACTACGGCAACATGATGCAAAATCAGTACGCAGATCAGTACTTGCAACGAGCTCTTGGCTTGGCGGGTCTTGGTATGAACGCTGGTCAGCTTATTGGCAGTGCTGGTAACGTATCTAATTCGACTTCTAAGTCTTCGAGCAAGCCGGGCCTTGGTGGTCTGCTTGGCGCAGGGCTTTCTATCGCTTCTGGCGGTTTCGGAGGGTAATCACTATGGCTAATCCCGGTATTCTACCAATGGCTGCTTTCCTTTTGCAAAATGGTGCAAACGGAGGGAGGCCTACTGCTATGCCTCAGCAAGAAAATGAAGGCGAACCGCTTTCGGTATCGGGCCGTAACCCTTACGAACGCAAAGGTTTGTTTGGTGTAAAAGGTACTCTCCGAGACGTTCTTGGAACGCTCGGGGATGCTTTCCTTATTCAGTCAGGTAACAAAGCTATCTACTCGCCTATCCGGCAAAGAGAGCACGTTGCAGACGCTATGCGTGGTTTTACTGACGATCCGTTGTCAGCTATTCAAGCGTTGAACAAGGCAGGCTTTCCTGACCAAGCTCAGTCGCTTTATCAAGACTACACAAAGGACAAGCAAGTTCAAGCTACTCAGGACCTTGCAGAACGTAAGTTCGGTCAAGATGTTCTAACTGATAAAGCTCTTATCAACCAGCGCACTTTGTCTGGTCAAGATAAGGCCGTTACTATTGCCAGCAAGATGATGAGCAATATCTCGGATGATGCTGAATATCAGCGTCGCTTGCCTTCGATCAGAGCTTTCTTGATGGATAACGGTCTGGAAAATTTTGCTAACGATCTTCCTGCCAAGTACGGCCCCGAAGTTTCTAAGTGGGGCTTGCAGCAATATCAGGCTCAGCGTCTGGAAGACTTTGATGAAGGTCTTTCTAACCAGCGCCGTGGACAGGATATCTCAGCCGGTACGGCTCGTAGAGGTCAAGATATTCGATCGAGTGATACTCGTCGTGGGCAAGACATGACAGACACGCGTTATCGTGAAGGTCTCCAAGGCGGTGGTAGAGGCGGTCGCAAGGCTCCTGAAATCCCGCCCCG